GGATATGAAACTGAACTCTCATACCAAATATCAGGACTTGCATCTTGAGGTTGAGTCTCAAAGACCAAGAAGCTATCACTCCTAACAACGGTAACATTTATGTTGACACATGACCTTTTTCTGTCTGTACTAGCACAAGCTTTAGTTCCTGAGACAACCAAACGCATTTGACCGTAAGTGTTTGAAGTAACGTCTACATCCTGCCAAAAGAACCAAAAGTTTTTACAAAGCTCACCCTGAACTACATCTCTAAACGCACCATCATTTGATGTGTAAAGAGTTGGGTCAAATACATTTTCAGGTACACACTCACTTGGGTTATCCGTTATGTTTGTACCTGTATTTAATATTCCTTCAACATTGTCTCCTATCCACCAATCTCTAAAGTTTGCATAGTCTTGACTTGCAGTCAGAACCACCTCAAGAGTGCTTTGTCTTTTTTCACATGCATTTCCCCTACCTCTTCTAAGTGCTTCAAACTCAATTGAAATTCTAGACCCTGCAGGGATGTCATATTCTACCCAAGGTGAATTTGTTGGAGAAACAAGTTGCGATGGGTCAAATTCAGGGTTTGCTACAGATGGAGTTGAAATATCAACAAATGGTATTTTACCACTCTTTCCTCTACACTTAGACTGCTTACCGGGAGCAACAACAGGTAAATCGCCCTGCTCTGTAGAGAAGTTATTAGGTCTCATTTTCATGTAAGTCGCAGCCGGAATAGAAATTTCATTTCCATTACTATCTTCAGGAAGAGGTGTAATAAAGTCAGCCTCTTTAGCTTCTTTATCAAGAACAGTAGCTGTGATACATCTATTTACAGGACCATTGGTATCTGTCTTTACAATTAGCTCATCTCCGACTTCTACCTTTCTAGTATTCTCTCCTTCTAGTATAAACCACTTTGCTCCACCTACTGCATCATTGAAAAATAAGTTTGTGTATATGGTTTCATAAAGTTCTTTATCAGGCTTTATACAAAACTTGTATCTAGTTGCCCAAGCAGGAGCTAATTGTTGAGTTGGAATTGTAACTCTAATTCTATTTGCTAACTCTGAATTACTACATGGAACAGAAATATTATTATTTTCACTAACCAATGCTGTTGATGCTCTATTGAAATCATCCATATAGATAATTCCAATTTCATATCCTCTATTGCTATGTAAGCTTTTTGGGTTACCTGCCTTTTGGTATTCAGCTTCTACAATATTAATTTGATAATATTCAAAAACCTCATTTGCTCCGTCTACAAAACGCATAGCAGGTAATTGAAAAAATATCTCACTCGAACCTATAGAAGAACCAATTTTTATTGGCTGAGGCAAAGTATCTACACCGCTTGTATCTTTAGTGTAAGTATCAAGAGTGGTTATAACTGAACAATTAAAAGCATCAGTAAGAGTTCCACCATCACACGCAGCATCTACATTCCTGATACTATCATAAGTATAAATAGTGTATTGCTCAGGAGTTGCTTGGAATATATCATCAGTAAGAGTTAAGTTATTTGCTGCCACACCTGTGACTGTTGACGAAGTTGATGGTACTGTACTATTGTTTGTTACTAAATCATCCTGAGCTACCCCTGCGAGGGTAAAGTCTGTACCTGCATCAACAAGCTCGTTTACTACAACAGCTGTGTTAGTTCCGGAAGTTAAAGCAATTAACTCTCCGATTCTTCTTCTAAAGTTGGAGTCTTGAGCTAAGTCATATGGGGTTGCAAAATTTTGCTGTAAAAAATAATCAAAATCAATTGTTGTTTGACTCGTAGTATCTGTAGGTAATGGGGAGCCTGATGTACTTGAAAATGATTGGTGTTCGTATTGTATAGAAAAAGAAAGAACTGCACCTTCAACTAAATCTATTCCATTGAAATCAAGACTAAAGACTGAATTGGGTATTGTTTGGTTTCCATCTACAGTATACACTCCGGAACTTGTAGCGGAAGGAACCTCTTCTAAACCAATGTCTTCAGTTACTAAGTTTAAGGTGTATTCTAATTTTACCTCATTTAAGTTTTTGTCTATTAAATCATAACCTTCAACATAATTACCATACATTAACCTATTGCCCATCAAAGTTTGAGCTTGAGCCAAAAGAGGTACGTTATCGTACAATCTAAGGATTTCACTATCACTTAGAATTGTAAATATTTTACTGTTGCTAAATGTATAAGTATAATCTGTGTCATTAGCTAAACCTAAATCTGCTTTGTCTAGTTTTTCTATAACTTTTATAGTACCACTATTCATGTCTTTGAATAGTAAGTCTACTCCCACCACTAAAGGACCGCCACTATTGTATGTTATCTCGACCACATTGGTGGAGTTAATCATACCTTCATTCAAATAATTTTGAGTAGTAAAATCAAAAGGCTTCGGAATAAAAGACGGATTAGAAAATTGAGAAGTTGCAGAGTATTCGCTATCTGCATATTTGTATCTATATCCAAAGCTTACAAATCTATCTTCAAGATAATTATTATCACTTGTTGTTGCTAACGGAACAATTCCCGGTGAATTAAGAGGTGGTTTTTTTATAACCAATATTTCTTCTGCAGAGAATTGGTCTACATTTGCTATAGGATTTGTGTAGGTTTTTAAAATATTAATAAACCTTGGAGGGTTTAAGTTGTCTGTAAAAAACAACAAGTCTCCTATTAGGTTTACTCCTGTTATTAAATATTGAGTATCAAAATTAAGTGTTGTGTTTGCTCCATTACCGTCATCTATACTGATGACATGATATGTTAATATACCATTCTTAGTGTCATAGGAGCATATCATATCTAACTTTCCCGTTGCTCCATTAGCAAAAGATGGGTCATGTACAAACCAATATAGTGTTTCGTTTTCTCCCTCTTCGTATGCGCCAATACATCTAGCATTAGCCGAAAGCTCTTGACCTTCAAAGCTAATAGTAGTAAGACGGTCATTACCTTTTGAGTTTTCTACAGAACCTATTTCTGAATCTTCAGTTGAACCCAACCGAACATTTAAGGCATCTACATACTCACCATTAGGCACAAGTCTCTCATCGAGACTTTTATTCATCTTACCCTTTATAAAATTTCTAGATAGATTTGCCATCTTTTTACTTTAGCCATTTATCTCTTCCTCTAAGATTCATTAACAATCTTCCGGGATGAATATTACTTATACGAAGTTTAGCGTTTCTTAATAACGCTCCTTTTCGTTTTCTTGCTCTGTTGATGATGTACTCTTGTACACCCACCTTAGAGTTTAAAATGGCATATTCAATGTAGGCATATATGTATTCTTCAAATAATTTGTTTACACTAATTTGTGAATTGTCTCCGTTCTCCATTCCGTCAGAAACATACTCCAATACACATAGCTCACCTGACATGCCGGAGCTGAAATTTATAACCCCTCCTTTTTTATCAATACTAAATGTTGGATTAGCATTTGCTGTTTCTGTATTTAATCCAAATCTAGAACCAATAGTATAATCAAAATACCAATATCCATCACAGCAATAACCTTCGTATCCATTAAATATGCTGTTTTGATTTAGGTAAATACTTCTCTTGCTACCTGTAATTCTTGCATAATCTAATTCAGACATTTCAGGTTTTAGCACATTACCATCTTGGTCAAACAAAATATTACAATTATTATCTTGCAAGTAAGCATCGCTCCAATTGGTTTGAATGTTCTCTGTCAATGGGTATAACATACCATTTTTAAACTGAGATATTCTTACCCAATTAACGTAGTCAGGAGGCAGAACAAATCGTAGTGTATTACACACATTAAGTTCTAATATTTTTATTTCTTTAAACGCATCATAGTTTAATTCTTGTATTGCTCTTTTTGCGTGAAATAAAACTTTATAACGCTCTTCATTGTTTACAAGGCTGTGATTCCCTGCATACATTAACATGAAGTTCTTTACGATGTCTTCTAAACTAACATATTGATATGACCCCCAATTAGCATTGGTTGGTGCTACTCCTCCGTTTTCGTAATATTGATAATTAGTTATATACATCTATTTTATTTTTCTGATTGGGTCTCAATGTTTTCTTCGGATTGAGCAAATTGAACTGCCTGTATTTCTCTAATAGACATTCCTGCATATTGTAATATTTTATTTATCAATGTAGGCTCATCATCAAGTGGTAACTCAAAGTCTTGAAAGTCAGGTTGAGATTGGTCAAATGACGGTTCTCCTCCTAGTAACTGAACATAAGTCCATTGAGGGTCTGCAGGATACCTAATGTATTGACATCTAACTTGTCCGAAAGATGTTATGCTGTTGGGGTATAGAGTTAAAATATCTCCGTTCTCTGTGTAAGCAGGGAACATTTCTGTGGGAGTTGTAAGTAACGAGCTGTTCAGCATTAATATTTTATTATTAGTTACTTTCTCAGCTTCGTTTACTCCACGCTGTCCATCATATAGAATATAATCTTGCCCTACTACTGTAAATATATCTGCATCTAAAATCAACGTATCAGGCAATGCAATACCAATTACCTGAGCAGATGTATTAGTAGTGGTGTTCACAACAACATCTCCCACCTTTACTCCTAAAGCGTTAAAGTTTTTTGTATTGTCTTCTAATTGATTAGCTAATGCACTAGTGTTTTGACCTGTAGCAATAGTAATCGTGTAAATAAAAATGTTATTAAGCAAATAATAATCAAACCCTGTAGTGGTTTCTGTGGGTGCAGAAAAACTTTGACCGCCCAAAGAACTTAAAAAGTCTATACGAGAAAATAAATTAATAACTTCCTCATAACCTTTTTTAATATCAGCTAAACCTGTGCCTGAACGTCTTGCGTTTTCTGCGTTAACTTGATAGTTGTATTGATAGAAGTAATCCTCAAAAATATCTAGCTGAGCTTGTTTAGCGTATAGATTAAAATCGGCAGGAGAAATATAACCGTAATTATTCTTATTCAGTATCGATAATACCGTATTTCTAACTGAGTTAATCATCTGCAAAAATCTTTCTACAAAGATAC